GGAGAAACCCTCCAAGATCTCGACTTATCTTAACCTCAACGGCAGAGCGACCGAGAACTGGTATAAGGCCGAGGCGGTTCTGGTCAATAAAATGAGGGCCGAGGGCATCCTGGTCCCACTGACCGAGGCCATGGCCGCGGCGCGCAAGGGTTACGAAGTCATCATCCAGCGACTGGCAGCCCTCCCGCAGAACATCGCCTTCGCCTGTAACCCGCATGATCCTGCCCATGCAATGGATATTCTTCAAAATGAGATGATTGCCATCATCGCCGACGCGCAAAAAGCGATCGGGGCGGGAACCAATGGTTCCCATCCCTAAATGAATTTTGAGCCGCAGTTAAAGCAGTTTACCGATTTTCTGGTCGGACTCCTCGAGCCGCCAAAACGGGAAAGTGTGGTCCAATGGTGCGAACACAACGTGGAGGTGCCAACAGGGGCCATCCGCGGACGGCTCAACATGAAGATGGCGCCCTATGGGCGTGAGATCCTGGAACGCTTCGGCGAGCGCAAGACCAAATCGATCACCATGTGCTTTGCTTCCCAGAGCGCAAAAACCACGATTACGATTCTCGGGATGCTGTATCGCCTGGTCAAGGACGCGCAGGACGCGATGTGGGTATTCCCCAATCGTGAGCTGGGCAACAGTTTTTCGAAAGCCAGGTGGATGAAGTTCGTCCAGGGATGCCCTCCCGCCAGCCAGCTCCTGCCCAGAACAAGTAAAAACGAGATTGATCGTCATCTGTTTGCCTTTATGGAGCAGCATTTTTTGACGATGTTCTTAAAATTCGTAGGTAGCAATTCCCCTGCGAATCTTGCTTCGTTTCCATGCGGTATCCTCGTAATGGACGAATGCGACAAATACGGCGACCAGAGCAAATATGAAGCTGCCGCCCTTGACCTGGCCGAGGAGCGGACCAAGACGTTTCCATTCCCTTTGGTAGTAAAAGCCAGCACCCCCACGACTGCGGAACGCATGATTTGGCCAGCGTTTCTGAAAAGTGATCAAAGATATTTTTGGCTGCCTTGTCCTCGATGTTCACAAAGTATTCTCCTTCGGTTTAGGGTTAAAAGCGAGCGCCACGGTGACTGCGGTCTTCGCTGGTGGCGCGAGAGCGAAGAGGAAGTTAAAACCAATGGGGAGTGGGACGTAAATAAGGTCCAAGCAACCGCATTTTACCGCTGCCAGGAATGTGGAGGAGAGATCCAGGACTTTGAGCGGACTGCGATGCTGGAACAAGGTCAATGGCGACCATCAAATGAGGCGGCCGAATCAGGTGACTACGGCTACCACCTGTCTTCCCTTTACTCGATTCTGAGCCAAAAGACGTCATTTGGTGCCATTGCCGGCAAATGGATCGTCGCCAAGGGCATCCTCTCCGGAAGACAGAACTTTATCAACAGCTGGTTGGCGGAGACCTGGGACGCCGAACGTATGTTCGACCTCACCGAGGTCGTTACCGAGTCCTACACGCTTCAGGACGTTCCAAAGGAAGCGGTGGCTATCTTGACCGTTGACGTTCAAGAAGGCCATTTCTGGGCCGTAGTGCGGCGCTGGGCTCCCCCTTCCAAGGAGAAGCCTAACGGCGAATCATGGTTGCTCTTCGCTGACAGGGTTGAGACGGCAGACCAACTGGAGGCTCTCCAGAAGGAGCACGGGGTAATGGGCGAAAACGTGCTCCTGGACCTGGCCCACCGCCCCAACCAAACCGGTCAGCTCATCATTTCCAAGGGATGGCGTGGAATCTGGGGCAGCGACACCAAACAGTTCTGGCATCCGCAGCCCAACGGCACTCGACTGGAAAGAATCTTCTCGGTCGTTCAGCTGCGCGATCCACATTTAGGGACTGCGTGGGAAGCGCGGACGCCGCATCGGGTGCGTTACGTCAAATTCTCTACTTACGGCGCGATGGACCTGGTCGCGTCGCTTCGTTACACAACTCCCACCATCTGGCACATCACTGCCAATACCAGTGAGAAGTATCAGCGGCACCTCAACAGCCGCATGAAGATGCTCCTCCAGAACAAGAGGACCGGCCGGATGGAGCCGATTTGGAAACAGCTCCACCAGGACGACCACTTGCTCGACTGCGAGGAGTTCCAGGTAATTCGAGCAATACAGGTCGGGTTGATTTCGTTGCCCGCCGAGAAGATCGAGGTCGCCGCATGATTATCACCTCCTTCAATGATGTTGAGCCCCAGATCAAACTCCAGGATCTCCTACAGACGATCGTCGGGGCGATTGCCAAAAGCACCTCCAAGCCCAAAATCGAACATGTTCGCAACGAGGCGCTGTTCACCCTCCTGGTAGATCCCAAAGACCAGGGACGCTTCATCGGGAAGCTGGGCGGCACGATCTGGGGGATCAACACGCTCTTCTGGTTCGCCGGCTTCACCCAGATGGGCTACGCCTACTCGGTCAAGCTCTTTGACCACCCCAACACGAACCACAAGGCGATGCCTATCAAGTTCAACAAGAAGTGGGACCGAAAAAAGATTGAGAATTTGGTTGACTGCATCGTGAAGACCTGCCTACGGTCATTTGCGTCGTATTCGCTAGTCGAAGACGGCCTTACCCACCTGACCATAAACCTGAAGCTGGAGAAGTATCTGGAATGCGTGCTTGCCAGTCCCAATTTTCCCGAAGCATTCGAAACGGTCCTTCGCGTGGCCGGCATGTCCAACGGCGTCCAAATCACGACTGAGACGATCTATGGCTAAGAGCCCTCTCTATTTCACTGGAATAGCTCCAGATGGAAAATTGCTTCTTGGTGGAATCTTCCGGATGAAGGACGAGGTAGGCTTCCCGATGGATATGAGCTACGAGCTGGCCAAGGACAAGGGCTACCATGTTGATTGGTGTGAATGCCTGGCCGACGCTGGCAGACAGAAGCAGTCCAAATTTGAATCTACCATGCGGGAGATCGGTTACCTGATCGGTGACGAGGTAGCCAAAGAGATCGGCGAGAAGTTTGCCCTGCTTGTTAAATTTCTCGTTGGCAGTGGTGACTTCACCATGGCCTGCGAAGCAATCATTCAGATGAAACATGGCTGACTTTTGGGAAAGGACTATTGATGGCCACAAAATCCACAGACAAGGAACAGGTCAATATCTCGTCAAATCAAGATCGCGCCCAGGTGTCTCTTACTCTGTCGATATCGGGGAAAACAACGAGCTTGGAAATTGCCAATGCGAAGATTTCATATATCGCCGGCTACCGGAGTGGCGAAAGGTTCGTGCAAATTTCGATTTCTACCGATGCCGACACATCCGAGCTGTCCGAAATCATGTCTTCGACCAAATGCTCACTTACAAACGAATGAAGGAGGAGGAAGGGCATCCATTTGCATGAAAACGTTTGAGGCATTGGCAATCCTGATTGCGGCTCGAGACGGTAGCCGCTGGACGATCTTCAAGAAAGAAGACATCCGGAGCTGCATGGAGGCTGCCAAGCGGCAGCTACGCGAGATCGGATTGACTAGGTCGGAGATTGAGTCGCCATTCTCTCACAGGTCTCTTCAGGAAGGGCTGGATTTGATCGACAACAACCCAGCGGAGTTTACACGGCAGTGTCTGGAAGCTGAGGAATGGCACAACCGGAGAAATTAAGGCGACTTTTCCCGCATGGGAGCAAAGAATTCTTTAAGCTTAACCCTGGACTACAAGATCCCAACCCTGAACCAGGTGGTCTATTCCCATTGGAGCAAATATCGTCGCGAAAAAAGCCGCGCCATGCTCCAGCTCTGCTTAAGCTTACAAGCTATCGCTGCAACCTCCTCGATGATGACAATCTGCGCGGAGGGTCAAAGGCGCTTATCGACTGCATTAAAGAACTCGGCCTCATATCTGGCGACGATGCATCAGCGATCACGCTATCTGTCGGGCAAAAGAAAGTGAACCACCGATGGCAGGAAAAAACTCTAGTCGAAATCCAATACGAATAGGCAGGAGACTCGTCTTTGGTGCCGTCCCAGACTTAGAACTCGAACTGCCTCCAGGCACTTTGCGCTGGAAAATCCGCTGCCGCAAAGGCGAGTTCGCCACGATCTACTTGAAATCGAAACATGGTATCAGTGAACACTACCTTAGGATCGAAAACGGAAGGCTTACACCCTATCTTGAAACCGGAAGGAACAGGCGAGGATCCACAACGGCTCTACCAGGTCATCGCGGCGAACAGCCTCATCAACCTGGAGAAGTTCGTGAATAATGAGATCCGG